CGTACCAGTTCCCTGATTTCTTCCCGTTCGATCTGCTTCAATTCTACACTGATCCTGTCGGTGATGAGACGAAAGGTGAAGTCTCGTACTACCTTGATCAGCAGGACGCGATCAACGAGATCAACACAGAGAAGAAACTCGCGCGTCAGTGGGCGCGTAAGAATATTGTGTATGATCGCAATCGCGTGAACGCTGACGACGCATCGATGATCGTGCGTGGTGGTAAGCAGGGTGCATTTGGTATCGACGTTCCTGAAGGTGGAAAGATTGACGACATCCTCAAAGCAATACTTCCGCCTAGTGCCAACTTCATGCAATTGTTTGATAAGCAACCACAACTCGATGCGATTGATCGCCTGTCATCTGTACGAAGCGTGCAGCGTGGTGCTGAGTTCAAAACAAACACCACAAACGAAGCAATCAAGCGATACGACGCAACAAGCGAAACACGACTTGATGAAAAAGTTGACGCAATTGAAGATTTGATCGGAAGCATCGGCAACCGCATCGCGTTTCTGTGTCTTGTGCACATGGATGAAGAAGCGGTCAACGATCTGATCGGTCCTAGCGAAACGGGTGCATGGCAGAATCTTCCTGCAAAAGAAGCTGCAAAGCTGTCGATTACAGTTGTCGGCGGATCGATGCAGAAACCGTCGAGCGGTGCGAAGAAAGAAGAAGCAATGCAAGTTGGGCAGGTGCTTGGGCAGTTCGTCAAAGCTTCGCCTGTTGCACTAGTTGTTGCGCTGAAGATGTTTGAAGAAGCGTTCGACAGCATCACAATTAAAGACGAAGATTGGGCTTTGATTCGACAGAGTGTCGAGTCGCAGCTTCAGCAAGGCCAAGGTGGTCCCGGTGACGGAACGGGCGGCGACATCATGGCTATGTACGACAAGCTGCCGCCCGAAGCGAAGAAAGCATTCGGTGATGCAACTTCAAAAGGTGCGCCTGCAGAACAAGTGATGCAAGCGATCCTTGAGAAAGTAAAAGGCGCAGAAGCCGAAGCACAACAGCAACAAATGAACCCTATCCCGCAAGGAGATGAAGAGAATGCCCCGCCCCAATAACAGTGACGAAATTGACGATAAGATTCTGTCGAAGATTCCTGGCTTAGAGGACGACACAGTAGATGAAGCCGACGAACAAGATGCGGAAGATACTGGCGTTGAGAAAGAGCCGGAAGAAGAGGATGCAGACGCATCCGACGACGAAAGTTCTGGCGAAGCTGGTGACGATGAATCTTCTGCGTCAACAGGTGAGCAGCAACAGCAACAAGCGCCGCAACAGCAGTTTGCTGATCCCAACAAGCCTGTTGGACAACTCGGTGTTGACAAGCGGGGAAACCTCATCAACCAGCAAGGACAGATCGTTGCGCGTGCAGGAAGTGAGCGCCGACTGTTCGAGAAGGCGCAGCGATTTGAAACGCAGTTGAATGCACAGCGCAAGCTGAACGAAAAGACCACGAACGATCTGCAGCGTGCAGTTACCGAAATCAAAGGTATGCGCGAAGTCATCGGTCTTGGGGAATCGATGCGAATGACTACGCAAGAAGCAATGCTAGGTCTTCGCATGGTTGACATGTACAAGAAAGACCCCGGAGAATTTTTCAAATATGTCTTGACACAGGTCACTGCGGCAGGGCATGATGTGGCGAAGCTTTTACCAGAAGCGGGGGCGGCTGCAGTATCGGCTGAAGGGATTCAACGTCTCATTCAGCGAGAGTTGCAGCAAGCACTCGGTCCCGTAAAGGATACTCGCGCAGAGCAGCAGCGGCAGCAGCAGGTAAATGCTGATGTCGAAAAGGAATACAACGAGTTCATTGATCGTTTTCCTGATGCTGTTACGCACGAAGAAACTATAGCCCGGCTGATCCAAGCAGAACCTAACCTCTCACTGGATGCCGCGTATTACAGACTGCAAGCGTTTGCCGCAAAGAACGGACTCGACTTCAGTCTACCTCTGAAAGCGCAGATAGAGGCGCGCGGACGGAGTGGTACGCAGAACAATGTTCCGCGTCAACAGCAGCAGCCGCAGCGACAGCAACGGCCTATGCCTGGAGGACGCGGTGCAGCACCAGTTGTCAACAATCAGCCAAAGTTCGGTGCAGACGCAAGTTTCGATGACATCATCAAGTCTTCACTGCGCGAACACGGCATAGCATCCTAAGAGGATACAATGACGCTTCAGACCGTTCTTGAGTCTACCCTGACGAAGAGTCGCGGTAAACTCATTATGGCGTCGATCAAGAGCAATGCGTTCATGGCATGGGCGTTCGCGAATGATCGCGTCGAGTACGAATCTGGTGGTTGGGAAATCACCAATCCGCTCACTGTGGGCCGCAACCCGAACGTTGCGTCTTACGAATACTACGACACTCTGCCGACGAACCAGACGAACGAGTTCACCACGGTTCACTACACGTGGTCGCGCGTTGCTGGTACGGTTATCATCTCCGATCAGGAAGAAGATGAAAACACTGGCGAGACTGCAATCTTCAAGCTGATGAAAGCGAAGATGAATGTCCTTGAAGAGTCAATCAAGGAGAAATTCTCTTCGTACCTTTACAGTGCAGGCGGCGGTACTGATCCGCTCGGTCTGCCGTCGATGATCCCTGATGATCCGACGACGGGTACGCTCGGTGCAATCAACCGTGCGACTGAATCCCAGTGGCGTACGTCTTCGTACAACTTCTCTAGTGCACTGAACGAAACGAACATCGAAGAAGCATTCGATGACATCCTGATGGACTTGACGCTGAAAGGCGAGAAGCCGTCTGTGATTCTCATCGGACGCAACTTGTACCGTTCGTATCGTCAGGCTGTCCGCGATAAGGTCGTGGTCAATCTCGCTGACTTGTCGAAAGGCAAAGCGATGGTCGATCTCGGATTCGCTGGTTGCGCGCATCAGACGATCCCGATGATGTACGACGAAGATTGCCCCGTCAACAAAGCGTACTTCATCAACGACAAGTATCTCCGCTTGCATATGCTGAAGCATGTCAACATGAAGGTGAAGAAGCTTTCTTCGCCGTGGAATGTTGATGCTTCGGGTTCGCGTGTCGTCTGGCAGGGTCAGTACTGCTTGTGGCGCGCGTATCGTACGCACGCGGTTGTCCTCAACTAGGTGCAACCATGACACAACCGAAGATCAAACCCCGCTATCAGGTCAAGAAGCTTGACGGCACGTATCTGCGTCACATCGCAGTGTATGTGCCTGTTCTTGATGAAGATGGCAACAAGACTGGACGACGCTTGGAGTACGAAGAGCGTGAAGTTCCGCGAGGCTGGATGGTGTTCTTTCCGAATGGATCGAGCGTCCACATCGAGACCGAAGCTGAACTGAAGCGCATGGGTTACGACAAGCCGCCTACTCTTGTCGATCTGGAAACGGGTGATGACATTGACGACGGTTCGTCGATGGATTTAGAGAAGGATGTGCAGCGCAAAACACGTTCGACTCGTCACTCTAACGTCTCTGCAATCAAGAAAGGGTAACACATGGTCGCGCGTCAGCCGCAAAACTTTACGCGCCGCATCAACAACTTCGTTCCTGCGATGTCGTGGGCAACGGATGTTATTGAGAACGGCGTCAATCGCTTCAGTCTCGGCAGTCCTGCTGCTGGTGTTACTGCTGCGATCTTGTCGTCACAGGATATTTCCAGTGCGACAGGTACTACGACGTTACTCCTTACGGAAGTCACTGGCACGTACGGACGTAATCTTGTCATACAGAAGCCAACTGGTTCGGCTACCGGAACGATTACGGTCACTGGCCGTGATTATCTCGGACAGCCGATGAAGGAGGCGTTTACTACCGTTGCATCGACTTCAACAGTCGTGCAGGGTAAGAAGGCGTTCAAGTACATCGATCAGGTGGACTGGACCGCTCATTCTGGTTCTACGCTGCATCTCGGTACAGGCAACAAGCTTGGTCTGCCGTACGTCGTCGAGAACTTCATGTACTCGTACGAAAACAGTGTCCGTCAGGAACGTAACGCTGATATCATCATCGTTCGTACCACTGCGGCATCACTCAACGTTGCCAACACGAACACGGTACGTTCACCGTGTAAGGGTAACGTCGTTGGAGTGCGTGCAACAGTCTCGACGGGTACTGGTGCGGGTGCTGCAGGTATCACGTTCAACGTGAACGGCGGCACAACGATGTCGAACCTCACACTGTCAATCACAGCATCGTCTGCTGCGGGTGCTGTGTTTGCTAAGATGCAGGCGAATGCTACGGCGAACTCGGCTGTTGTTGCTGGCGACACCATCAACATCATCAACGACGCGGTTACCGCCGCTGGTACTGCTGAAATGGAAGTGCTTATTCAGCCGGATGCTGGTGTGTTTACGGACGCGGTTTATACCGATCCGCAGACTGCCACGACTGGTGATCCACGTGGGCTGTACGAACCGTTCAACACCATGACTGGTTCTCTGCCTATCGAAGTTGCATACATCGCGAACCGCACGGTGAACGCAAGCGGGCGTGGTGGATTGCACGGCATTGCACAGTTCTTCTCGTAAGGACTAGATAATGACGACTATCAATGATGCGGTTCGACGTGTAGAGACGCTACTTTCTCAAGTGGCCGGTGAGAATGTGCAACTCTATGCGGAGGATCGCATCCTTGATATGCTTCAGAACAGTTACAACACACTGTTCGACAAGATGTGGTGGCCTAATCGGATGCGGCGTGCGACCTTCACGCTGAATGGTACTTCCGGTGAAGCCACCATTTCTGTCTCTCCGTTGGCACGTTTCGATGACATCAAACATATCTATCGCGAAGGTGATCGACTGCCTCTGCCGGAAGTTGCGCTCAACGAGAATCCAGACATTATCAC